GAAGCCCGATCCCCGCCGTACGGGGCTGGAAAACCCCGCCCTGCTCGGCTTTCCGCCTACCCTGCCCATCGAACTCGCGCTGGGCGACAGCCCGCGCAACGAGATACTGGTCGCCTACGGGGTAACACCGGAGCAGTGGGACACGCTTCGTGCCAACCCGATCTTCCAGAACGCGGTCCGGGCCGCAGTAGAGGCGATGCAGCGCGAAGGCATGTCGTTCCGCGTGAAGGCGAGGCTGCAGTCGGAAGCACTGCTCGAAACGTCATGGAAAATGATCCACAATGTGAACACCCCGAGTTCCGTCAAGGCCGATCTCATCAAGCACACGATGCGGGTGGCGGGGCTGGAGCCGAAGGAGCAGGTGAACAACACCCCGCCGTTGAACATACAAATCAACCTTGGGTAACACCAACCTTGAGAGGACGCGATCCATGGACCCGGTACCACGTACACCTGTTGTCCCTACGCCAGCACCGCCACGTCGAGAGGCCGAAGCGCCCGTGCGAGATCCAGTTCGACTCGAATCTGATCTAGACGCCACCTCCGGTCTCGGCGGTCCCACGTACAACCCGGAAACGCACTTCCTGCAGCCGAAGATCACTGGCTACAAGCAACTCAGTCCCGACCAGACGGAAGTCATCAACGAGGCCAAGCGCATCGGCCAGTTGGCGGGGAACCTGATCGACTCGCTGGCGCACGACAAGGAGATCGACCAGCGGTGGCTGGCGATAGCGAAAACGGATCTCCAGAAGGGCTTCATGGCACTGGTCCGTGCCGTCGCGCAGCCAAACAGCTTTTGAGTCGTAGTTCAATCCGGAGGGTCATCGTGGAAGCGTATCAGGAGCGAGTCGTAGCCGAGCGCGAGGAACTGCAGCAGAAGTGGAGCAAGCTGGGGACGTTCCTTGGCGGCACCCAGTACCAAGCGTTGCCGGAAGAAGAGCAGCAGCGTCTGCGGCGGCAGCACGCGGTGATGGGCGAGTATCTGGCGATCCTCACTTCGCGTATCGTGAATTTCCACTAACACCATGGCCGATCCCAGCACCGACGCCCCCGTCCGCGAGCCGATAACCCGGTTCTTCAACAAGGCCGATCAGATTCGGCAGGGAGTACGGGACTTCATTTCGCGGGGGATTGATGAAGCGCGGGCCGATCCGCTGCAGGCAGCGATCAATGTCGGTCGCGGCATGGTGCGGTCGGTGCCGCAGATGGCGTCTTCCATTCCCGATACGATGGTCAAGACCGCGACGGCAGGGCTGATCGATCCCAACGTCGCCGGGTACACCAGCCAGTTACTCGAACACACACCGCTGGCTACCACTAACACTGCTGCAGAGCAGCTTGGCGAGGCGGTGGGTCCACCGGTAGGTCTCGCGGCCAAGGTCGCTCCCGCACTCGCCCGTGCCGTGCACGCCTACACCCCCACCCGTCCTGCATGGTTCGACTCGTGGCACACCGGGGCCAGAGATCCCAACGCCGTGTACCGGCTGATGCCGGGCGACGACGCGGCGCAGCGGGCGCGGGACGTGGCCATAAACATCGAGACGGACCGGCGCATCGCACGGTCGGCCATGGCCCCCCGGTCAGGCTTCCAAGAGTCGCGGCTGTACGAGCCGACGTTTCCTCGCGAGCCGCACTGGACCGACCCGTTCAACCCGTTCGCGCCCGGACTGAAGTACGAAGGTGGTGACGCCACGACGATCAGGGCGGTCGATACCCACGGCGGGGAGGTAGGCAAGGCACAGGTGTCGCCGGGCGGGTACCCACGACCGGGCGATCCGCCAACGATAGACATCACTGGTGTCGCTCCTGCGTGGCAGCGGCAACACGTTAACACCGAGATGTACAACGAACTGGAGAAAACGGTCGGTCAGATCTGGCCGTCGCAGACGCTCTCGCCCGAGGGGCAGCGGTTCTGGCTCAATCGGAATCCCGAGTTGCTGCAGTCGCGGATCAACGACTCACTGTTACAGCACTTGCAGCCGGTGATAAAGGGGGATCTCACCCCGGCGCAGGCCGAGAAGTACGCGCTGCAGACCTACCGTACCCACGCAGGTGCCCTGTTTCACGATCCGTCGCTGCGCCCGATCATGCAGGCCGAGATCGACAAGTCGTGGCGGCATTTGGCCGACAACGGGCTGGTGCGCTTGAACCGCCCCCCGCCGCAGTTGAAGGAGTTGAATCTGCCGGGCTGGGAAGAGAGTAACACTGGTCCGGGGATGCCCAAGCCACAGAACACCAGCATGAAAGACGAAGCGATTGATTATTTGAATAGGGAAGAGCCGCAGCAGGGGACGCCGACTGGGATGCCCCTGCCTACAAGGTTCAATCCCCCGGTCAATCCCCATCTTGTGCACAAGTGGGAAGATCATGTTATGGGTGCCAGCGAGCCGCTGACTCGCGAAGATCGCTGGGTGGCGCAGCGTCTGCTGGAGGAATATCGGCGGCGCGGAGTGGCGGGGATAAAGGACAACGGGCCGGTCACGACGCCGAGCGACGAAACACTCAGGCGCTACGGCAACGCACCGGTACCGGAGTGGCGCGGCATGGGCATGCCGCCACCGTTGACGCGGCAGAATCCCAACGCCAAGTTCGGACCGGTGCACGAGCGGGATCTGCCGGAAGACTTTGGCGACATGATGCAGGGCGAGTACCTGCACCCCGAAGTGGAGAAGACGCGCAACGACGTGATGTGGCAGGAACACAAGGAGTACCTGCGCCGGAAGGCGCTGTTCCTGCGCTTGTTGCTCGCGCCACGCGAGTAACACCAATGGCCACGGTCAGCTACACGCCAGCACCCACGGTCAAGGCGTTCATCAAGCACTTCAAGCCGGGGCAGTTCTTCGCTGACTGGATTATTGGACCCGTAGGGTCTGGCAAGACCACCGGCATCTTCATGAAGCTGGTCAACCTGTGCACCATGCAGGCACCGTCGCCGGTAGACGGCAAGCGTCGCGTACGTGCTGTTATCGTCCGTAACACCGCGCCCCAGTTGTCCGACACCACCATCGTCTCGTGGAACATCTGGTTCAAGGCGGGGGAAGCAGGGAGTTGGCATGCGACTGATAAGAGATTTGTTCTACGATTTGCGGACGTTGAGTGTGAGGTGCTTTTTCGCGCTCTGGACACAGCGGACGACGTGGCGCGGGTACTTTCGCTAGAAACGACGTTCGTCATCCTCGATGAGTTCGTGCAGATCCCGCGTGAGATCGTGGACGCGCTCGCCGCTCGCTGCGGACGCTTCCCGGCCACCAAGGACGGCGGGGCCACCAACTGGGGGATGTGGGGATCGAGCAACCCCGGCAACGAGGATGACTGGTGGCATGACGCGCTGGGCAACGCGATCAAGTACAGCATCCACGAACCGACCGACGCCGAACTGCAGGGGCAGTCCAATAACACCGACTGGACCTACTTCACGCAACCGTCAGGGTTCTCCGATGAAGCTGAAAACCTTCCTAATCTCCCCGGTGGCCGGGCTTATTACACCTCGCTCGCCAAGGACAAGGCCGAGCACTGGGTCAGCCAGTACATCAAGGTCGAGTGGGGCTACTCCATCAGCGGGACGCCGGTCATCGCCACGTTCAACTACGAACTCCATGTCGCGAAGAAGGCGTTAACACCGAATCCGCACTTGCCGCTGATCGCTGGCTTCGATCCGGGCATGAACAGCGCGATGATCTTCGGCCAGATGGACTTGCACGGGAGGTTGTGTGTCTTTGATGAACTGGTGCAGCGGGATATGGGTGCTACTCGCTTCATCACCAACCGTGTTCATCCTCTACTGCGTACAAAGTATCGTGACTACAACTTCACGGTGTCCCCCGATCCTGCCAGCAACCAGCGTACGCAGACTGACGAGAGGACAGTGCTGCAGACCATCGCCAAGCACTTCAAGGTCAAGATCGCGGACAGTAACAACCGTCTGCCGGGGCGTATCGAGGCGATTGAGCACTTCACGACACGGCTGACGGATGTCGGCCCGGCTCTTTTAGTTGACCCTGCCTGCCGCACCCTGATCCGTGCCCTGCGCAGCGGGTGGCGTTACAACAAGAGCCAAAAGGGGGATACTGCTGCCGAACCGGCGAAGAACGACTATAGTCACCCCGGCGACGCGTTCAGTTACCTGTGCAAGTACTTCTACAAAGGCATCCAGAGCGAGTCGCGGCGCAAACAGGTGCTGGGCAACGTGCAACGACGGGTGATTAACAGCTACAACTTCAGGTAAGCGAATGACACCGAAACTTGCTCTTGGCATGCCCAATCCCAAGCCCAAGGTGAAAGACGGGCCGGTAACACCATCGCAACCGCAGAACTCGCTGGACCGGGCCAACGCCAAGGCCAAGAAGGTCATGGCGCGGCTGGGCCTGAAGCCGAGAGGGACACCCTGATGGCCACTCCGTTCGCCGGTACGGCACCGATGTCCCCGCAGCCGATGAGCATCCCATCGGCTAACACCACTCGCCCGCTGCCGGTCGATACCGACATGGAGCAGGAAGCAGCGGAGACCGCGCTGCGGCTGGCACCCCCGCCCATCGACCGGGCCAAGCTCACGGCTCTCGGCAGCAAGCTCGCCGCCGACTTCAAGAATTACGAGAACTACCGCCGCAATCAGGAGATGAAATGGGCGAGAAACCTGCGCCAGTTTCTTGGCGAGTACGACCCGGACGTGACGAGCAAGATGGACGACAGTCGGAGCAAGGCGTACCCCCGGATAACACGGGTGAAATGCATCTCGATGCTTTCACGCTTGATGAACTTGCTGTTCCCGACATCGGAGAAGAACTGGGGCATCGCCGCCTCTCCAGTACCGAATCTGGAGATCGATGATCTCAATCAGGTGCTGCAGCAGGTTCAGGCCAAGGCCCAGCAGAGCGGCCAGCCGACGACCAGCGAGATGATCGAGCAGGCGGTGTACGAGTTCGCGGTCGGGCGTGCTGGCAATCTGGAAAAGGAGATCGAGGATCAACTGGCGGAAGTCGGCGGTAACCGGAACCTGAATTACGTCGCGCTCTGCCGCAAGGTGCTGTTATCGGGGATCATGTACGGCGCGGGCGTGCTCAAGGGTCCGTTCACGCGCCCGCAGACGCAGCGGCGCTGGGTGCAGGCACCGGCCAGTGTTAACCAGCAGACGGGGCAGCAGATCCCCACGTCGTGGCAGGCACAGGTGTTCGAGGCGTTTCGCCCGCAGTTCGAGTTCGTGCCGATATGGGATTACTACCCGGACATGTCGGCCAAGCACATCGCGCAGATGGACGGCCAGTTCCAGCGCATGGTGCTGTCGAAGTCGCAGCTACGCGAACTGGCCGACCGGCCCGAGTTCATGCAGGAGCAGATCATGAAGCTCCTGCAGGATAACCCGCAGGGGAACTACAAGGAGAGGACGTTCGAGAGCGAGCTTCGTGTTATCGGCGTGCACAGCAACGTCAACCCGAATCTCGGTCGCAAGTACGAAGTCATCATTTGGGACGGCTTCATCGCCACCGACTACCTGAAGGCGTGCGGCATCGTGCTGCCGCAGGATCTCTCCAGCGACATGGCCGATGGCTCGATCTGGACCGTCGATAACACCGTCATCCGGGCCGACCTGTCGCCGTGGGTGGAACTGGAACCCGACCAGCGGGTGCAGATGTACCACCACTTCATCTTTGAGGAAGACGACAGCACGCTGTTGGGCAACGGTCTCCCCAACATCATGCGCGATTCGCAGATGAGCATCAGCGCCGCGTCGCGGATGCTGCTCGACAACGCGTCGATCTGCTGCGGGCCGAACCTCGAAGTGAACATGGATCGCATGGTCGCCGGGCAGGACTTCCAGTCGGTGCAGGCGTACAAGATCTGGTACACCGAAGGGCTGGGGCAGGAAGCGCAGTTCCCTGCGGTGAAGAACGTGGACATCAATTCGCACATGACCGAGTTGCAGGCCATCGTGAAGATGTTCATGGAGTTCGCGGACACCGAGACCTTCGTCAACCCGGCCACGGGCGGCGACATGCAGAAGGGGCCGAGCGAACCTTTCAGGACGGCAGCGGGCGCGTCGATGATCCAAGGCATGGCAGCACTGCCGTTCAAGGATGTGGTGCGCAACTTCGATGTGTTCACGACCAGTGTGGTGAATGCGCTGATCGTGTTCAACAAGCACTTCAACGACAAGCTCGACGTGCAGGGCGACTTCACACCGATCGCTCGCGGCTCGTCATCGCTCATTGCCAAGGAAGTGCGCGGCATGGCGTATGACAATCTGGCGCAGACGGTGCAGCCGGAAGAGCGTCCGTATTTGAAGTGGTACGGACTGCTGAAGGAACGGCTGGCGGTGCGCGACATCGAAGTCGAGAAGTGCATTGTCACCGAAGCCGAGGCCGAGCAGATCGATCAGGCCATGCAGCAGCAGAAGGCAG